CGGCATCATGAGACCACATTCTATTACCAGTATTATTAAGGAAAGTAATGTTAAAATCCATAGTTGAAACATTGAAGAAACCAGAATGATTACCCTTACCAAAATAAAATGGTGAAAGGAAAATTGGTTCTACACAGTACATATCAATAACAGCAGATGTATTTGTGTTGCTTACTATGGTAAATGGGAAAGAACCTCTACCACAGATAGATTTATCTCCAGAATCTCCATAGAAACCTAATGGATTTCTAGTAGATCCGTATAATTGAGAATAAGCTTGAGATTGATCTAACATAGATGGAGTCATTGAATAATCAATCATGGATAATTCAGAATCAGTATTATAATGAAGCATAGCTTGGATAATATCAGCCATATTAATGGATACACTTTGGTTGTTGATGGTTATGTTAATCGTATCAATTGAAGAACTTATAGGAAATGCTCTTGGGGCATCTTGTCCTGGATTTAAAAGAACTTGTCCTGCTGGTGCCGTTCCTACAAATGTCAATCTAATTGGTAGACCTAGGTACTGTTTTCTGTCTACAAAAATTTGGGCTGCTGGTGGGTTTACGGCAGAAAATTGAATTGAAGAATTTGAGATAGATGAAGTTGTATATTGTTTCCATGATACTTGAGAACCAGATCTTAAAGAGGCATACACTCTTTTATTTTGAACGATAGTGATAGGATCTCTAACTTCTACGACTTGTAACCTTTCGAAAGATAATGACATTTAATATCATTTAGTGATATATTATTTTATTTATATAACAATGGACTTTGTTTATACAGTGACTTTCTTACAAAAGCAATTTTGACAGTCGCTTGTTGATATTGGGGAATATACAGATCATACAAGTTTCCAAGCTTGTCTTCCCAATATATTTTGAGATCGATTTTTGATAATGGTTGATTATTTGTTAAATCAATCAATCTGTATTGAGATGTTGGAGTGTAATATGCAATACCTCTAGAATCAGCTGCTGAGTTTATTTCTGGTATGAAGTCGGTGAGAATTGGGAAAGAGTTGTAAACACCAGTTTGTTCACCAGTTGCACTATAAGCTGGTACTGCTTCACTTATGACTGGCATTGCATTAGTTGATAAAATGATCTTTCTTAAGGATATCCAGTTACTCATAGAATCATATTCTTGAGTGAATTTTAAAAATGATGGAGGATTAGTTGGAGAAGTTCCATACAAGGCATAACCATTATTTCCATTATTTTGTATAACAAATGCAAATTGGTCTCCAGAAAGACTTAAAAAATCAAATGATGATAAAAATGATAGAGCTGATGAATTTATTACAATTAATGCTTGAGTTCCTCCAGTGGTTGCCCAAGCACTACTAACAACGAGATTTATTAATTGGGTTGTTGGATCGAAATAGAAATATGGAGTAGGAAGACTTCCAGTTACTTGAGGAGCTGTTGGATTAACTATAGCAAATGCATTAAACGCTGCTGTCAATGCTGTATTAATAGAATCAATAAAGTTCTGGAAGGAGTATAAATAATAATATGGCGTAATTACTTGAGTAGGTATATTTTGGACTGGTGTTGGATAATATGGTTGATTACTTACATAAATAATATTTTGAAGATATGTAATACCGCCATATATAATTGAAATAGTCAATGGTGTTAAGTTTGGATTACCTTGATTAGGAATAATTGGAATAACTGCCAATGGAATAGAAAGAATAGGAATAGCAAATCTAATAACTGAACAATAATAATCATTAGCCTTATCTAATATTGGAGCTGTCTTTGTTACATTATAAACTGCAAGAGACGGATTAACACCATCAGATGCTTTATGATCGAATACAACATTTAAATATGTATTGTCATTTTCCTGAACGATCGTATGTGACATTATATATATTAATCAACAAACTAAATTTTATTTATTAATATACATGGTTAAAAAAGTTACAAGCTCATCATATCCCATTTCAAATACTTCGGCTAGTTTATCCAAAAGTGATGCATATTTTTCAATAGTTAAATATTTGAATAGGATACGGATAGCACAATGACGGCCACAGGTTTTGATATTCTTGCCCATAGATTGGAACTTGAATTCATTGTATTCGAGATTGTATGGTGAATCATACATTAATTGTGACAAGGTTGGATTATATTGATTTGACTCTTTTCTGTAGCCAATAGGAATATAATTTAGAGAATCATCTGGAAACCCACCATATGGATTAAAAAATTCTATAGTAGAGTCATTTGTTTTTATTAATACACACCAATGTCCATAATTTGGCTTTGATAGAAAAAGGAGGAAACATGCGCCATATGGGGATAACATCTGATCAATTGATGTATAATTTATAAGTTGTGGATAAAGAATAATATTTGCTCTTCCATCAACTAAATTCATTACTTCATTATCACTAAGAGCTATATCTTCATAATCTTTAATAAGATCGTCCATATATATTTAACTATAAAATAAAGGCGCCGTTTTCATACATTACTGTCTGGGGGAATCCTTTGAATATTGTAACCCACCTACTTGGAAGATTAATTATGTTTTCTATCTGATTTTTATCAAGGCCAAAGTATGTTTTTAATGCATATTTGATTTGCTGAGCTGAACCACTTTTAGGAAATACAGTCATACTTTGCATCTCATTCATGATTGTTCTAGCTTGTTTCTTCTCATTGGGGATAACCAAATGATTTGTGATCATGATTGTAATATCATAACTTCTTCCAACCTCCATAATATCATTCATTAGTTTGTCAATGGCTTTCTTGATTTTATCATTTTGTAGTGTGTTGACATCATCAAATAGTATTAGCGTTCCTCCAGTTAATTCTGTTGTCATATCAATTGGATCTTCAATTAGGGATTCATCGAGCTTTATTCTAATTGGATTTAATTTATCGAGGACTGGATCTGTATCCTTTCTAGAGAAGAGATAGAAATCATTACCAGGATTAATTCTTAAGTAGTTTTCTGCTAAGAGACTTGCATAAGTACTTTTTCCAGAGCCAGAAGGACCTGCTATAAATGGGATTCTAGTTTCATAATTAGGTAGCGGTATCAGTTTTCCTTGTCTTAAATGAATTTGTTGACCAATTTCATCTTCTTCGTCATATTTAGGTCCACCTCCACAGCATTTACTTCTTGATCTTTGACATCCTCCGCAACACTTTTTTCTTCTTCTTTCACATTTTTCAGTACAATCATCACAACATAATTTGTTGTCTCCTGAATCTAAAAACAATATTTCATTATTGAATTCACCTCCTACAATTTTCGCGATTGGTCGCCCCTTTGAAAATGATAACATTTATACTATAAGTCTACAATATATAATTAATTACCTTCTGTAATATCATTATTACGTTATGAATATTGAAAAAGCTAAAAGCGAGTTACGCGAAGACAAAAATTTGCTCTTATGTTCTCCAGAAACAGTACAATATGTAAAGACACCCATTGGAAAAGCCATATTTAGGTCAAGAGGTAGACCATCTAAATCAGATGAAGAGAAAGCTAAGCCGACTGATAAAGTTGTTTGTAAAATTTGTGGTAAAACATTTGTTAGATCAAATAGATCAAGGCATAATGATACCAACCACCACAAAATCTATGAAAAAATGAGTTCGACCATAAGAGATCTAATAAAATAATATAGTTAAATTTATATGACAAGAGAGTTAGACGAATATTTACAACTTATTAATAAAGTAGCAAAGGATATCAAGAAACAATATCCTGGGTTATCAATGGAAGAATGTCTTATTCTTGCTTCTCAAAGATGGGCCAAACAATATGAAGATGATGTTGAAGAAGATCAATTTGAAGATACTGAAGGAGGTGATGAATATGATGATGATGATGACAGTGGGTCTGATTTTGAATCTTCTGAAGAAGAATTTCCAGTTTTAGACAAAGATCTATAAAATAAAATCTTTTCTAATTTTGTCTCGGCGTGAGAATGATGAATATAGAGATTATTATCATCAGGGAGCAAAAACGCTATCAAGACCCCTCCCAAGGGTATTGATAGCTCAAATTGAGAAAAGCAGGCTCGAAATAGTCTGCTCCCGATTGGGTATATTTGGGAATAAATGCATTAATAATGTATTTATTCATAAAATTATTAAGGACAAGTGATATTACCAGCAGTTTGACATCCAGCATTACATAACCAAAGAATTCCATTTGAAATAAGTTCAATATAATCTCCAGCAACTGCAGCACTAGAAAAAGTTATTGTATTTTGTGCAACTCCTCCAGTACCACCAGCAGTACCACCATTAACAATAATAGCAGTAAAGGCAGCATTATTCGGTGTATTTGTATTTAACGTAACTGCAACAGCAGAACTTCTTGAACTCAAAATAAATTTATATCTTGTTCCAATAACTCCTGAACTAATATCTGGAATTGTAATTGTATAAGCAGCGTCAGCAATAACAAATATAGTAGTTCCTGCATTAGAAACTGTTAAAGCTTGATGACCAGTATTATTATAAAATAAGGTTGGTTGGATTCCTAACATCATATAAGTTGTAGCACTTGTTCCTGGATCATATAAATTAGCTGTTACGTTTTGAAGAGGACTAGATGGTAATGAAAAAATATATTGTGTTCCTGCTAAACCTCTATGAATATTAATTTGTTGAGTGGATGCACCAAATTGAACAGAATTTAAAGTAGAAATATTTGATAAAACAGAGTTACCTCCAGAAACATTAATATTTGTAAAATTTGCTGTGCCTGAAGTTATTGATCCACTTGAATTAATATTACCAGAAGAAGAAATTGAACCAAAAGATCCAAGACCAGAAATTGAACAACTTGGTGCAGTTAATGCTCCACTTGAACTTATACCCCCTGAAGAAGAAATTGAACCAAAAGATCCAAGACCAGTAATTGCAGAACTAGCACCAGAATATGCTCCACTAGAGCTTATATTTCCTGCAGCACTAATTGTACTCAATGATGCTATAGAATTTGCTTGAAGTGCTGAAACAGTACTGGAACCAACAACAGATAATGCATTAATTTGAGCAGTACCAGTTGTAAAAGTATTGTTATAGTATGCAAACCCTCCAGAATTATTGATATTATTTGATACATTAATATTTGTAAAATTTGATCCGGCAGACCCAGAAGAATTTGCTGTTGTAATACTATTGCAAAAAATATTTAAATTATTAGGAACGAGAATACTTGCAGTAGACATTTTATATATATATACAACATAATAATAAAATATTACTTATTAATATAACAAATGAGTACTGCAGGTCTTTTAGTCCCCAATAATTATCCTATTTATGCAAATTCCCTCGATGTTAATCCAAATGGAGGATTTATTATTAATGGGTTAGCCGTTACATCTATGGTTTCAGGAGGATCATTAAACTCTAGAATCGGTGTTATTTCTTTTACAGCTGTTGCAACTGTCGCTGGAGGAGCCTTTGCTACTCTTACAGTTGCAAATAGCTTTGTTTCAACAACCACTTTTGTTCAAGCAAATGTTTTGTCTTACAGTCTTGCTGGTTCAAGTACATTACTTTTGATTGCATCAACTGCTGGATCTGGAGCAATCAACTTTCAAATCTATAATCCAACCTCAACAGCCACTGGAGGTGCAGGAGAAATAGAAATTCTCTTTGAGCTCATGAATTAAAATCTCTTCATATATTATGAAAAAAACAAATATCTAACTTTTTCTACTCTTGGTTGACGCATATCTATATATATTTATAAGAGCCCATAATAAAACTGGGCTCTTATAATATTCGAGTTAAAAATAAAAACTGATATGTATACTATCGAAAAATGACATACTCAGTCATAAAAACTCTATCATTAGTATATCCATTATTTAATGAGTGAAAAATCCTCTCTTAAATCACATACTATTGGATTTCTTTCTATTGTAAACTTTCAATATTGGAATCAAATATTTAAAACCCTATTTTCAAAAATATATTATACTCAATAAATAATGGATATACTAATAACATAATATATAGAAGTGAGTATATCATAATTCTGTATTTAGTATATCCATTATTTTTTTATACTCACTTTCTAGAATCAACATATGCTACCCTTATCTTTTATTTGGAGCCCACTATAAAACTGGGCTCTTATAATATTCGAGTTAAAAATAAAAACTGATATGTATACTATCGAAAAATGACATACTCAGTCATAAAAACTCTATCATTAGTATATCCATTATTTAATGAGTGAAAAATCC